GGGCCGGACCTGCGGGAGCCGTGCCTGGGAAGAACCTTCCTTTGGACGGCGGACTCCCCGCAGAACATCGTGACAGAGAGCTACCGCGAGGAGCAGACCCGGAGCGACATCTACCGGGTCCGGCAGTACACCGACGAGGCGTTCGTGTTCACGGGGGCGGGCTACCTGCTCTCCAACATCCACACTTGATTCCAACTGTAGCAGGGACGGGGGAGGGGCCCATTACCTCCCCCTTTTTCCTTATAGGAGATGAAGTGGCTCTCGACCTGACGTCCGATCTGGAAACGATTTTCAATACGGACGAGCTCGCCCAGACCGCCACCTACATCCGGCAGGGTTACGCCTCCGCGCAGGTCCCGGTGATCTTCGGGAACGAATATGTCGTCGCCCAGGGGCCGGGAGAACAGGGGATTGGAACATCCGCCCCCACGGCCTTGTGCAAGACAGCGGACGTCCCCGCCGCAGCGGAAGGGGACACTCTCACCATCGACGGGATGACGTACCGCATCCTCGAGGTCCAACCCGACGGGACGGGAATTACGCTTCTCATCCTCTCGAAGGATAGAACCTAAATGGCCGACAACCGGGACGCCATAATTGACGCCATCGTCGCCCGGATGGAGACGATTCGGACGGCGAACGGTTTTCAGACCGATGCCGGTGAGCGCGTCTCTCGTTGGCGGTCCACGGACCCCGGGGAGAGTGCCTGCCCGGCGATCGATGTCCGGGACCCGGATCGCAAGCCGAAGGGGGTCTACTCGCAAAACTTAAGGGACTACGAGCTCGCCGTCGAGATCGCCGCCTTCTCGGCTGGCGGAGAGGACACGGACGGGGAACTCAACAGGATCCTCGAAGATATCCTCAAAGCCGTCCTCGAAGGGGACCTCACATGGGGGGCCCTGGCGATCAACACGGTTTTCGAATCCGACCGCAAGGGTCTTTCGCAGATGGGGGCGAAGGTCGGCGTGGCCGTAGCGCGTTTCCTCATTCACTACCGGAAGCAATAGGAGGAAGAACCGATGCTTAAGACACGTGCCGTCATCCTGGCGGAAAAGGAAATCACCTACGGGACCGACCCGACGCCGCTCCCGGCAACGAATGCGATCCTCTGCGAGGAGCCGGAGATCGAACTTTTGGGCAAGAAGACCGAGAGGAACAACACGAAATCCTACTTCGGGACGCTCGCCCCCGTGAACATCGGGGAGGGCTTACGAATCTCCTTCACGACGGAGATCAAGGGGAGCGGCACGGCGGGGACGGCCCCGGAAATCGGGCCGCTTCTGGAAGCCTGCGGCATGACCCACACGAACACCCCGGCGACCTCGGATGCCTACGACCCGAACTCCCTCCTGGAGGACTCCCAGGTTTCGGCGACGATCTACTTCTACCGGCACAACATCGCCCACAAGGTCACCGGATGCAGGGGGACTTGGGACTTGTCGGGCAAGGCCGGGGAATACGGGAAGATCAAATTCGTGTTCACCGGGATTTATTCGGGGCCGGTGGACGAGAACATCCCGGCGGGGACGTACCAGTCGACCCTGCCGCCCGCGCTCTATTCGGCCTCCTTCGCAATCGACGCGTACGCGGCGATCATCGAGAACTTCAAGGTGGACTACGGCAACGAGATCGGGAAGAGGGTCTCCGCGAACGCGGCCACGGCGGTCCTGTCCTATTTCATCCGGGAGCGGGCTGTGAAAGGGGAGATCGATCCGGAAGTCGAGACGCTTGCCACCTGGAACCCGTGGACCCTGTGGTCGGGATCGACGAGAGGTGCGCTTACCTGCACGTTCGGTTCCACGGCGGGGAACCGCTGCGTGGTTTCCGGACCGAAGGTCATGCTCGACGAGGTGAAGTACGGGGAAAGGGAGACCCTTCTCACTTACGTCACCCCGCTGATTTTCACGCCGGACGCCGGCAACGATGAAGTCAAACTGCTGTTCAACTGACGAGGAGGGCTCATGTACATCCTGAAAGACCAGGAAAAGCTGCTGGCACCCATCTACGATGCGCCGTCGGGACAGACCTGCGGGATCTTCTACCGTCGGCCCAAGCCCTCGGAGTGCATCGCCTACCAATCGTCCCTCCTGAAAAGGAAGGGCGACAAGATTCAGGACAACACCTTCAAGACGCGCCTGGAGTTCGGGCTGAAGATCATCACCGGGGTCCAGGAAGGGGATTACGGGATCGAGAACGGCGAGAGAGCGGTTCCCATCTCCTCCGATCCTTCTTCCCCCGATTACCGGGAGGATTGGAAGGAGCTGATCGCTCGGATCGCCCACCTTCACGTCGTCGCGGTCGCGGCCCTCGCCTTCGAGGGCGTCGCCGCGCGCGGGAAGACGGGCGTGGAATTCGAGCAGGAGACGGGGGAGGGAGCCGACGACATCATCCCTTTCGGGAAGAGCTAGGGAAGTTCCTGAACCGTTGTACCGAAGAACAGCGAAAAAAATGCGCTGCATCCTCGGGGCCGCACCTTAGAAAAGTGTGCGAGACGTGCGGGAAACGCGAATATCTGCCCTCTCCCTGGATGCTTCACATCTGGCGGCTCTATTCCCTGCAAGTGGGTGGATATCCGTTCGAAAAGGACGACCTGACGGAAGAGGAATGGCTCGACGTAGGGGCACTACGTGTATGCATTGAATCGTCGAGGTGGGGGTAGATGGCTGAAGGCGACCGCAGAATCCAGATCATCATTTCGGCCGACGGCTCGATCGCCATCGAAGGGATCGGGAAGGTGCAGAACAAGCTCGGTGAAATGGAGCGTTCCTCGGGCTCACTCACCGAGCGGCTGAAGAGGAACTGGGTGGAGATGACCGCAGGAGTCACGGCGGCCTACCTTGCCCTCCAGAAGATCAGCCGATGGGCCGAGGAAGCGGCGAAGATCGACGAATCCCTGGAGACCTTAAACAGCCTCACGGCCCAATACGATACTACGGCCCTCGGTCTGGTGTCCGTTATCCAGGAGGCCTCGCACGGGCTCATCGGGATGGGGGTCGCCGCCGAAGTCGCCAACGACGCCTTGATGAAGGGATTCACCCCCGACCAGATCAGGCAGATCGCTTCCTGGGCCGCAACCCTTTCCCACGCCAAGGCAGGATCAATGTCCGCTGCGGAGGCGTTCCGGACGCTGGAGGAGACGATGGCGACCGGGAGGGAGCGGGGGGCCGTAAGGCTCCTCGGGACGACGATTGACCTCGCTTCCGCCTACGGGAAGCAGGCGGAAATGATGTCGAAGGCGGAGAAGCAACAGGCCATTTTCAACCTCGCCCAGGAACGGATGTCTAAGATCCAGGCGACGATCAACGACGACTTCAACTCCGCGGCGGACCGCATGGAGAGGTTCAACAATTCTCTCTCCCAAGCGAAGTATTTCTTCGGGGAGCTCATCCTCGTGGTCGCCGGGCCTTTCATGGCGGTTTTCAACGTGGCTTTGACCCTGATCTACGGGGTCGCGGGTGCGGTGTCGACCGTCGCCTCGGGAATCGCAAAGGTGACCGACGAGATCGGCCTCACGGAGAAGCAGGCGGAAGTTTGGGGGAAGAGGGCGGACAGGATGTACGAGGTCGCCGCCCGACAGGGGAAGCAAGCACTCGACAACGCGAAGATGGTCTTAGACGCCTTCAAGAGCATGGACAAGGCGCATGGGACCCCTCTCTCTCGAGCGGGAGGAGATGGCGAAAACCAGAAGCAGATGGAGAAGCTTAAGGAGCTCGTGAAGAAGTACGCGGACGAGAGGGAACTCATTGCCACGGCCGAACTCGACCGGGAACTCGTGAAGCTTAACCAGTGGTTCGAGGAGCAGAGGGAGAAGCTCCGGGAACTCGGGGCCGCGGATAAGGAATATAGCGAATTGGTCATCACCTACGCGGAAAGACGGCATCAGGCGATCACCGCCTGGGCGACCAAGACCTCCGAGTTCTATCTCAAGGTCCAGATGGAAAACGCGAAGGAAAACGATTCGATCGAGAAGGAAAGAAGCGCAGCCCTTTTCAGGGAACGTGAGCGCAGCGTCAAGGAAAGGATCGCGATAGAAAACATCTATGCCCAGATGTACGGCGAGACGGAATCGGACATGATCCGCAGGAAGGCGGAAGGGGAACGCGAAATTCTTGCCATCCAACAGGAAGGGCTCGTCGCCAGCATCACGGAGCAGACGACCTGGCAGGAAACGCTCAAGATCATGGAAAAGTACAGAGACCTTGAAAATGAGATCGCCGCGAGCAAGCGGATGGAGAGGGCTGAGACTGATAGGGCAAACCTCAAGGGCGACGCCGACAGGCAAATACGCTTGATCAACGAAGGGCTCGGGAGACAGAAGCTCCTCGTGGAAGAAGCTGGCGCGAAGGTGGGCGCGTACGAGCGTCTCTGGATGTACGCGCACACGACCATGACGGGCTATATGGCCAGCCTGTACGACTCCGGCTTAAGGATGTTTCAAGGACTGGAGGAGGCCGTCACGCAGTTCGCCATCACCGGGAAGATGCGATTCAGGGACTTCGCGAATTCGGTGATCGCGGACCTCATGAGGATTGCGGTCCGGGCCTCGATTGTGGCCCCTCTCGCCCAGGGACTCTTCGGATTGTTCGGCGGAGGAGGAGGGGGAGGAGCGGCCATCAGCCTCGGCGGGGGGTATGGATTCTCCGGTCTGCCTCCGACCTATTTCCCCACGAGGGGTGGCGGCGGGGATGTCGTTCCGGGAATCACCTACCTGGTCGGAGAGAGGGGAAGGGAACTGTTCATCCCGAGCATCCCCGGGACGATCACTCCGACCGAGAGGGCGGGAGAGAAGGAAGTAAAGGTGCAGATCATCAACGAGTCCGGGACCAAGATGCAGGTCACCGACTCGAGGGCTCGCTTCAATGCCCAGGAAATGATCGTGACCCTCTGGCTCGATGCGGCCGAGAACAACAAGTTCGGCCTCGGGTACGCCTTGGGGAGGGGTTAGATGGCAGACTGGCCCGACATCCCGGCGGCGGACTTCGGAACGGAGGAGAAACTCTACAAGCCGCAAGTAAGGACGCCCTTCGACGGGAACTATTCCCAATCCAGGCCGGCGACCACCCGTGGAATCCGCATTTTCCCGCTCTCGTGGTCCACGATGTCGGAAGCCGATTTCCAGACTCTTGAGATCTTCTTCCTCGCGAACCAGGGGTCGAATTTCAACTGGACGCACCCCCTGTCGTCGGTGGTTTACTCCTGCCGATTCATCCAGGACACGCTCGACAGCGTATGGGTTGCGCCGGGGCAGAGGTCGGTCAAGTGCCCGATCGAGGTCGTTTAGATGCCGCTCCCCCTTTCTTCCATCGCCCTCTCGGAGAAGAACAAGCTCGCCACCGACGCCGTATGGTTCGTCGCCCTGAAGATCACCATCCCCGGCGTCGCCCAGCCGATACGGATCGTCCGGAACAACGAGAGCATCACTTGGCAGGGGG